GAATACCGAAACACCTGTACATTCTCAGTTAGGTAACTATAATATTACCGGTGGGATTACGGGTAGTCCTGGTAGTGGTGGTAGTGGCTTTACGATTACTGGTGACATTAACCAAATTGGTAGCATTACTTCTACAGAAGACCACAAAGCTGGTGGTATATCACTGATGCACCATCACCACACCTGCTCGGCGGGTGAAAGTGGTGAACCTCATTAAGAGATTTAGCAGTAAATAGCAATTGCTGAGCCATAGAAGCTCTTAGAAAGCGATTAGACTATAGAGTAATACCTTTGTACCATTTTGCATTAAATCGCTTATACGCGCTTCCTAGCGCCTTCTACGCTCATTCTGTACTTTCGTACTAAAAACTCAATCTAGAGTGAAAATAGACCCATTAGCTCGCATTACTAACATAATGCTCACTGTAAACCCATTACTAACGATTCGTTAGATAGACACTGCTCTCTACTCCTCTAGGTGGGAGTAGAGAGCAGCATTGTCTTATTTGTTTTCAGGAGTCGGTAGTACAAAGTCATCTGGTAGTACAATACAGAATTCTCGAGTATCGACAAAGGTAAAACCTATCAGTAAACTGAACAGCTTTTCCATCAGTACCTCTTTACTACCCATTTCTTCTAACAATTCATCGATTCCATCACTGGGTAAGAGTAAGTCTTTACTCTCCTGTTCAATCTGCCTAATCTGGTCAGCAGCTTCTTTTCTAGAGAGAGGAAAGACCTTAGGTACCATCATCACAACCGAATCCAATCGATGTTTAGATAAAGGTACCCAGTGATACAGTAACCAATCGTACCAATCGTAGGTAAAGAAACCCACTACATTCTCATCTAGAAAACCAGGAGTAATATCCGTATAAGGGGAATTGATTACCCTTACTGGTACCATGTTATCGGTATAGTACTTTAAACAGAGTACGAAGTCGTTAATCTCCTCCTTATTGAGCTGGTAAGGATAGATGTTTAAGATAAGCTCAGTACGGTTAATCTTACCTTCTCGAGTGGAATTGTAGATATACCTGGCTACGGTATCTCTTAGATTCACTAAAAGAGTAGTCGGTTTAGAATGCTGTAAGGTATTGAGGTTTCTCTCTTTATAGCGTTTCCTAAACTCATGTAAGTCTATCCCATCGAAATCATCTCGCTCACGAGTGAAGTATCCGTTTAAAAGTATCTCTTCCGTGAGGATATCATCCATGGATTCTAATACAGCTAAGCGAGTATCGAATAAGCAATCAATATCCACTAGGATACCATGGGATTTGGCTTTCTCTTTATCATTCGCTATCATCCCTTACTCCTTTAAGTCGGAGTAGTAGATAATGAAGTTATTGATGCAATAGCGATAGTTTTCCTTAAAGGTAAAGATTAAGGCTAAAAGGACTCTTAACCAACGATTGTCTTTATCTCTTACCAGCTTTTCGTAATAACTGGTATCCGCACTACTTTGCTCGTCTATCAATTTACCCATGAGATTATTGATGTCATTGGGGTAATGTACTACGTATAGGCAATATACTTGGTGTAATACGATAGAGAGCAGGGAATCCGGTAAACCTCTAGGACCTAAGTGTTTCTTACTCAATTCAGACAGGGTATCGTAATTGAGGTAATCGATTAGATTATACCGATAACGAAGAGAATCAATCGCACTGTATATCTTGGTTAAGTCTTTATCGCTGCACTTAGAGAGTACTTGAGCAAAGACTTCGTATAGCCGATACTCCATTTGTTTTAATGGAGACTCCATAACCTCTTCTTTTAGGTTAGTGAGGTATTCACTGGCCTTGAGGTAATTGGCTTTCTCTTTATCGGTTTTATTCAAGCCACTGAAATCAATGTCTTCTAATGCTAAATTGGTTTCCATTTATTCCTCCTAGTAGAGTAGGGTGGACTTCAGCATCATGGCAGTTAAGTAAGAGTGTAACATCTTATTCGCTCCTACTTGACCAGTATAAGGTTTCAATGCATTAGCCGATGCTTGCCCCATCTTAACAATAGATTGCTCTAATAGACGGTTACCGTTCTCAGAACCACCCCTAAAGTGCATCATTTCCTCAGCAGTCTTAATCAAACCCATGGATAATAGGTTGTTTACCTCAGGATAAGAGATACGACCGCCTTTAGATTCACTACCAGTAGCTTGAAGGGTGAAGGAATCAATGTGGCTATTGTCTTTAGGGATAGAGATTTTCTTAGAAATCATCTGTTGTTGAATACGGACAGGTAGGTGCAGTACCATGGACTTCTTATTCGAGAGTTCACGTGAACCATCATCCGAGTACATCCAGATTTTGTGGTAGAAGTTGATGTTGTATTTATCGGCTACATTCTGTAGATTGTCGATATCCAAACGGTAATCGTCTTCTCCTACCGGAGTAATAATTTGTAGGTAATCCTCTTCATTCTTGAATTTTATCATCAATTCTTCGAATTCTTTATCACTTAATGCTTCTAAACGTTTACGTGTACGTTCTCCGTTATCCGATTTAGGGAGCATAGCTTGCACCAACTTTACTGCGTAGTCAGTGGCCTTTTTTCTAGCTTCAATTTGGCTCATTTGTCTTTGTCCTTCTTAAGCTAATATAAATAGAAATAAAACACACAGTAGTCATTCAGACTACTGTGTGTCTATCTATCGATTAGATTAGTTTAGGTTCTTCTACAGAAGTCTCTTCCTCTACGGTAATCTCACCATCTTGCTGGGATTCCCCAATGGCTTGGTTGACTTCCTCGGTAGTAAATTCACCACTAACGGTTTCTTCACCTTGAGTGAGAGAAAGATTCTCTTCTTCATCGAAGAGTCCTTCAGTTGCCTGATTGGCTTTTTCTGCTTCTTTCACCAGTTCACCTTGTACAGTAGCCAGGTCTCGTAGAGATTCAGCCAATTCTTCAATCTCATCACCTTGCTCATTCTTCACAAACCAGTCTTTATCGAGTTTACCGTTTTTACCATATTCGCTCATGTAAGGGAAGATGGTTTTATCCAGTAACTCTAACCACTCTTTAGAAGGCAATACATCACCTAAGAGGGTACGGGCATTCAGGGTAGAAATACCCGAAGCGACACCGAGTTTGTAAATCAAGAGATTCAGTTCACGATTGATGACGTAAATTTGCTCGGTAATGGGTTTGTTTACCAAGAGAGCCTTAAAGGTATTCTTATTAAAACCCATCTCGTTAAACATACCGACAAAGTCGATCTCATGCTTTTCACAAAGCTCTTTCACATCTCGAAGGATGAGATTCGGGTCAGTAATGAAGGCTTCTAAAGATTCGTCCTTAATACCGATACCTTCAATTTCCTTCTTACCGGTAATCTTTTCGTACTCTTCATTGGCTTTATCAATGTCGACGTACTCTACTTGATCCAAAGTATCCATATTGCATTTGTTCCTTAAAATTGACTATTTAGCACTCTCTCGTTTTGCACGAGAGGTATTGTCTTCAATAAGACTATTCGTTTCAGAAGCATTCACCATTTGTTTGGCATACTTCTTCTTAATGGTTTTCTTATCACTCTCTAACCAGAAAGGGTGATAAGTCCCTAAAGCCATCCGCATGATGTCCAGAGTAGAGAGCTCTAGTTGCTCATGTGCCGTATCATCGAGAGAGTACCAGTAACGGGTATCCAGAATCATGTCCCAAGAGTAACCGTTCTGTTTTACTTTCTCGTACAGTGTAGCGGGAGTGAGTTCTAATAGACGTTTATCAATCGCTCTTAGGTGTTCAGCCCAGTACTGGGACATCTGTAACATATCAGCACAAATGCTAATCGCACGAGACAGACGATGATTTTCGTCTAAGAGACTACGCACCGTCGTACGAGAGAGTTTCACATCAGGTAAGAGAACACAAGAGACATCTTTAAAGTTATCGGTACCGGTAATCTCACCGGTTAAACCGTACATGCCATGTTGGCGTAAGAAGTGGAAATGAGTCAGGTTCTCTAGGATACCATACTTCTGGGAAACGATGATTTCCAAATGGTAACCAGAAGGACCGGTTTTACACCGCCACTGTTGCATGGTCACGATATTCAAGTCATCGGGATTGTTATCCTCACCCGCATCTCTCAGTGGGTACTTCTGTACGTTCTTATCGGTTTTAAAATGTAGTTTGTTTACGTTCTTGATTAGCCACATGCAAGTGGACAAGAACATGATGTTTTCAGGTACCCCTTTTAACTTCTTACCGGTTTCGGAGTATTGGGATGGTTTGTGTTGTGGAGCGTAAGGGTCTAACTGGAATGCTTGGCCATAGTGCACCGTACCGGTAAAGTAGGTATTGGTACCTACTAACAAGTCTGGTAGCTGGTCAATCATGTTTTTCTTGAAACGACCAGAGTTCATGGCCACCATGTTTTGTTTGGCATCACCTAAGTCGGTTTTATCGTAAAGCTCTTGAACGGCTTCTACAATAAACATGGAAATGGAGTCAATGCTAACAAATGTAGGTAAGAGAATCTTGATGGCTTTACCATTTTTATTAATTAGCGGAGTGTCTACTTTAAAAGAAGCACCTTGTTTCTTTTTGGAAAGCATCCAGTCCTTAGCCATCTTAAACCATTCGTCTCCTTTGTAGAGCGATGCTTCTGTTACTAACCAGCGAGGGTTTTCTCCTTCGAACCAATCGGGTTCATTGGGTTTGACGATTCTTCTTAGTCTAAGCTCTAGACCAGGAATATAGGTATTGTTTTCAGTATCGTATTTCTGGCCTGGGCTTAAGTGGTGTGCTCGAAAGGCAGCGACTTGATTGACGTAGTCGGCTAGGGCGGATTTGTATGAGTTTCCTGGCCCCACGAAGATAATGGAGCCATTATGCCCGCCATTGGTGAGGTATTGGCCATTAATGGCTTTTACAGGTGAGCCAGTGGGGATGTCCATCAAGCACCCTACGTTTAAGTTTACCCGTAGGTATGGGGACTGTTTCGCTGGCATTTGAAAAAATTCAGACATGTAAAACTCCGTTCTGTCTAATGATGATTAGATGGGGTAAAATAGCATGTAAAAGCATCGGTTTTTTGTTCAGATATTGGGAAGAACCGATAGAATTTAGATGTCTCGTTTTCGATTAAAAATCAGAGTATATTTAGAAGGAATTGAAGTGATGGAAAAAAACGATTGGCATGTCTCAGTAGCCCTGTCTGTAGAGGCACTGAGAAGCGATATTTCTACGCTAAGAGAGATGGATCTCTCGAATGAAGGTTTGGCGACTACTCTAACTAATCTCTTTAGAAACACCTACAATACACTGCGTTTATCCATTAGTGGTTTCTTGGAAAAGAATGACTACGGTGTATTGAAGCTGGATGAGAATCTGGCTCGTAAACTGGATAAGAGTAAACTGAGTAAGAACTACGCTTACTTACTGGATACCCAGGTAGAAGTACCGGTAGGCATGAAAGGCCATTACCTACCCTATACTGAGGTATCTCTAAAACTCTCTACTTTGTTCAGTGGTTTACAGAGCCAAGTAGAGAAACTGCGTAGTGATGTCGGTAGAGTAATCTCTACTGAAAAAGGACTATTGGATTCTACTCTCTTCGATGATAAGTATTACCTGGAAGAGAACAAGGTAGTAAAGAATGCGATTAAGGAATGGTCATTGCATCGGGTAGCCAATGACATTGTACCTTCACGTGCTTTTGGTGATGTCTTTCGTAATGGTAATGAACTGGTGGAGAGCATTGGTGTAGCTCGTCAGTGTAACGATAATCTTAATCAAGTGAATCGTAAGAAGCTGATTGCTAACATTGAGACCACCATGACTTACGTGAAGGACTTAATGGAAGCAGCTAAAGAAGGTTATTCTAAACCACTGATGCTGAAGATTGCTAATGCTATTGCTGCAGTAGCTGAGAATGTGGAAACACTCTCTGCTGCTGTGTATAACACTAAGATGTTGAATGTAGCATTGGATAGTGTTAATGAAAAAGTAACTTCACTAGTAAACTAGTTTCGTTTTACTACGTAGAACTTCACTAGTAAACTAAAACTAATAGACACTACTACTCTCTACTCCTCTAGGTGGGAGTAGAGAGCAGTGAGTTTATGCTGTCTTATAAAGCAATAGAGGGTTTCCACTTAGCTGGCTCTTGTAGGTAGTTCTTAACATCTAGATAACTATCTACAGTAGAATAAGGGTTCTTATACAGGACTAGGTTATCCAAGTCCATGTTCCTCTTATCCCCATCCTTAAAGGTAACACCAATCTGTTCTAACTCTAAACCATCTGGATTCTTAAAGGTAAAGACCAATAATACGGCTAAATAGAGTTTCATCTTCCTTTCACGGATGTTGCTATTGTAAAAGGGACGCAGTCTCATGACCACGTCTCCATTTCTATCAATAGCCCCTCTAACGGTTCTATACTTGTTTCTACCACCAATAACGACTTCTCCTTCTTTCGATATCTTGTAGGTATCGCTAAATCGTTTATCGGGTATGGTAAAGTAATCCTTATTCGATGTATCCATCTTTTATCTCCCTATTCGGTAAATCCAGGTAATAGGTATTACACATGTAACGAGTGAGCAGATTAGCTAGAGATAGGTTGTTTTGGTTACCATCTCGATATTCTACTTCTACAAAGTCTAATCCGTATCGACCAGGATTCAAGAAGGTAAATGCTAATAAAGCATCTAGGTAAACCTTCTTCTTCATCTTAGTATCTCGATTCACTCTTAAAGCTACATATAACCTACCATTGCTATCTGCTTTAGGTAATACGTTTCTATTCAGCTTACAATCGTACACGATACCGTTCTTAGTGATTTTGTAGTAGGAATAGAAACGAGTATCGGGAATATCGTAAGTAATATCAAATTCTCTCATTGAGTACACTCCAGTAGTACTCAGTCTCATTTCTACTCTTCTAATACTAGCTTTTCATCTAGTAAGAAATATAAAACCTGAAGAAGGTGCAATATTAATGAAAGTCAAATTGGGAGAATAGAGGGAACTACACCTTCTTCTTTGACTTTATAGGATTTAGATTTCAATGAAGGAGTGAGAAGTGAAGGCGGAGTATATGTCAATATACGAACGACTGAACGCTACGAACGAGTGAATTAGAAATCTTAAGAGTATAAAGGTTTCTTCTTGCAAGGAGGGCTGTTTATGGGTTTCTGACGCCGTAGGCGTCAAGATAGATAGATAGATAGTCCTAACAGTTACCTATTCTGTATTAATTTATTTATACTACACTACTCTTAATCTACTCTATTACTCTATTCTAATAACAATACTAATACCAATAGACTAGACTACTAAGACTAGATAGACTACTGAAGAGAACACCTTTCTCTAGATGGACTAGAGAGACTAAACCCTTTTCTTTTTGCTTCTTTTTCTTTACTGGATACTGAATTGAATACTACTCTACTCCCCGTAATGAGGAGTAGAGTAGTCTAATCTAGTTTGTCTTACATTAAGGCTGATTCTTTAATCTCTTAATCTCATTCTCCAACTCTTGAATCTTATTGTAGTATTCAATCACCTTCTCTTCAGCGATTCTCAGTTTAGTCTTAATCCCTTCTCCAGTATTGGTTAATTCCAGTAATCGCTCTAAGGTAGGTTTCTTTTCCTTCTTCTTCTCTTTCCTGACATTCTTGATTCTTTCATGGTCTACGTTATCGACTATATAGATATCGGACATGACCATGGATTCTGCTTGAATATCTACACCTAATTGTAGATTGGCTAATTCCTGGAATTGCTCGATTAAGGCTTCAATATTCTCATCTTTAGGTAAGGCTCCTAAACGGATACCAATACCCATAGTGACGTAGGCTACCCCTGTACCGATAGGGTAGGATTCTAAGTAATGGAGAGGGAAGGAATAGACAGTACCTGAGTCTGTCTTTAAGAAGATAATCCTACCTTCTTTATCCATGTGTTCTTGGAAGAGAGAGTCTGCTAAGCTGTATTTACGGTAATAGGTAGAGAGCACATCTGTACCCATGTTGATTAATTGTCCGTAATTAGAGATAGCAGTACAGGTTAGAGGGGTATTGACAGGGAGTAGGTTATGGAAGGGATTATTGAGCTTCCAGAGACCTCTACTACCCACAGTAGGATTATTCAACATTGTACTCATTCGCTTTGCTCCTTCTTACAATGTCTCATGTCTTCGAGATTCAGTAAATCACTCATTTCGTTTCCTTATAAAGGTATAGGGGAAAATTCATAGCAGTATAGAGAGAAAGGTTAGTGGGATTATAGCTATATGCTCTAAATTGCTCTTAGATTGCGATGAACACTAAAGGTATACAAACCCATCAACTTACTGTTGATGGTGCCTTAAACACGCTCTATAAGCCAGGAAACAGCATTTATAGTTTATTCTCTACAATTAGACTGTAGTTTTACCTGTAAAAGCTCCCTTTCTATCGCTTTCATGCTACGACAATGCTCTTCTACTAAACCATTCTCTTTATGGTTTTCAATGTGCTTTCTACAGCCATTACAGATTTCAAATAGACTACAGGTAAAGCAGTCTTCCTTCATGGAGTAGATTTCAGCATTATCCGCTAGAGGAGTGTAGAACTGATTGTGGTAGATTTCATTCTCGTAGCTAATAGGGTACTTTCTATCGTCTCCAAATGAGCCACAGCTATAGTAGTCACCTGATGGCTGTAATAAGCGAATCCAGCTATCACAATCCCGTCCATAAGGACAGATACCTGAATCTCCTGCTAAGATATTAAAGATAGCTTTAGTATTGTACTCCCACTGAGCTAAGCCTTGTTTATAGATTTCTAAATAGATACGATAAGCTTTAGCCAATAGAAAAGGATTCTCTTGTCTACCGGATAGGTAAACTGGATTGAGTTTACATTCTACACCCATCTCCTTAGCTAATTTGACGTGTTCAATAGCTAGATGCTCATTCTCATTGGTCATTAGGGAGATGAAATCAGGACGATAGCCTACTCTTTCTAACATCAAATCTGATACCTTCCAAAACTCCTCTAAGGAATAAGGAGTATAATCGTGCTTTAAACGAGAGTCATCTAACTGAAATGAAGTAATGATACCGACTCTTTCATGGGTAAAGAGAGGTGTCCACTTATCTGGATTGAGATAGAATGGGTAGAGATTACTGGTTAATGATAAGTGTGCTTTTAATTGATTGGTTTCTAGGTACTCGATGATTTTATAGTAATAGGAGATTGGTACCATTAATGGGTCTCCTCCATTGACTATAATGGTGGAGGTATTGGGATAACGCTTTAGGAAATTGAAGATATAATCTAGGTCTAAGAGCTTGTGTTTATCATCCGTAATATCGGTACTACTACAGAATGTGCACTTGAAGTTACATTTCTCAGTGGGTTTGATGATTAAACTAATCTCTCTATCACTTGGACTAATAGCTTTAGTAGCTGGGTAGATTGGAATGGTTTTCATTATAAAAGGTATCCTCTCTAGTGAGTTTGATACTCACTAGAGAGGGTATACTAAAATAGTTTTAGATAGAAGGGATTGGTCAGAAGTAGATTGACTAGGTGCTGATTAATACCCATTACGGGTGCACTAATCGCTAACCAAGAGCGCTCTACTGGTTTAGGATTCTTGCAGTACTCCAGGAATGAAGGAATGTCACTGAAGTCCTGATTGGTATACACAGACCAATACTCTTTCTCACCTTCTTTATCTCCTCCTGTTTCTACAGACAATCGACTAACAATAGCAATCACCTGTTTGATGTTTTCAGGAGTAAACTCGAAGGTATTATCCAATACATCACTGATTAACTCAATCTCTTTTTCATTAATCTTGTTGGTGTAATCGACTTCAAAGAGGATAGAGCGAACATCTTCTAAGAAGACAAACTCTCGAATACCAACGATGTATTCTACCAGCTCTTCCTCATTACCGGTTTTCAGGTAGTCGACTAAGGTGAATTCGAATGGTTTATCGATTAATTCACTTCTAGGGGTTCTGTCTACTAAGGAGAGGACTTCCTCTCTTTTCATCAACTCTTCTGTAAAAGGCTTATTGTAGCAGAACTGAAGGAAGTAGATGTAGAAATGAATAACATGGTAGAGATACCAGTACAAGTCATCGGAGATATCGTTTAAGTAGTAACTAAAGCTACTTAAACGAATAGCGATGAAGTCTTTATACGGGAGGTAGAAGTTAATCGACTCCTCTTTCTCTAACAAGTATTCTAATGCTTTAATCGGGTCTTTTAGCTCTTCTTCACTCAGTGTTGCTTGAAGGTTATCGTTTAGGTAGATATCCTTGAAGTAATCAGGATAGATATTAACCCCATCTTTCAAGTAAAACATCACTCGCTCCTTCTAGCCATTTGGGTGCACCTTTACCTAATACCACACTGATAAAGAGCTTAATTAAACCATGATTGTAAGTATACTGGTCTACCCAATCCACATCAATCGAATCACTCTTATAGAGCTTGATTCTATTTACTAGAGACTGGTAACTGAAGTTAGTATCCAGTAGAGACTCTAGGTTGTTGTCATTGGGAAAGTGATTCCTTACTAGACGATTCACGTGTTTCTTCACCAAAGGCTTCTTATTCCTTAGGGTGAAACGAATATTCTTACCCGTGATTAGGGAACGCAATACGGTATCGAAGGTTAAGTCATCGATTCCATGTCTTAGGTTCTGGTACTCTACTCCGTACTTCTTACTCTCAATCGAGATTTCTTTCAATACGACTTGGCGTCTTAATTCGGTTAAGATACGAGAGTCGTAAATAGAGAAGAGAATAGGATAGAGAATATCGTCTAAGTCAGCACTATCCCCTATCTTGTTACTGGCTCTTAAGAGCAAGAGCAATTCTAGAGGCAGATAGTCTATAAGGAAATCTCGATTCTCTTGAGATAATTCGAGATTCTCTTTAATCCTTTTAATGGATTTAAGGATAGTATCAGTTACCTGATAGTGGTTGATTTCCTCTTTTAAGAGCTCGACTTCCTCTGGAATGGTATTAAAGAGTCTTTGCTTAGCCACATTGGAGTCTAAGAAAGAGTCTTTTAGATTATCGATATAAAGCTTAAGATAAGTCTTTAGATCATCATCGGTGCATTGGTTAAACCAGATAGTGAAAACCAAACCTACTAAGAGGAGGTGGTCTTCTGCATCGAAGTAAAAGACGGTTTCAGGTAAACGTTCTCGAATGAAAGTAAAGAAGAGGTTGAAGTCTCCATTATACTTCTCATTCACGTAGCTCTCTAAACCGTCTTTATAGGCAAAGCTAAAGCCTGATTTACCTGCTGCACCAAAGTAATATCGGTCAGTAAAGAGTATAGCCTCTTTGTCACTTTGAAAGTAACGATTGAGGCCTAACTCTACTTTGTTTAATTTCAACATGTCTCTAATCTACCTCTTCTAAATAATGATTTTTAGAAAGTATTTCGAATAGGTTTTGGTTAAACCACACTTTTTCTTTAAATTGGTTCTTAAAGAAGTAGTAGGTGTTATCTAAAGAGAATCTCTCTTTTGCAGAAGGCGTATTCTCAATGTGGTCAATGAGGTAATAGATCAAATCACGATTCTTGATTAAGCCATAGGCGATACGGCTAATCTGGTGTTGACCTTGAGAATCATCTACCTGAATGATGTTCTTAGTAGAGAGGGCAGGAATATCCGCATCTACTCTAAATGAATAGATAGCCAAAGGGATAGACTTGATAAAACGAATCACGTCTAAGAGATTAGAGTGATTCTCTTCAGTAGAGAGATACTGGTCTACATAAGCCTGGTAGACCTCTTTATCTCTAAAGAGGGTATGTTCTAGGCTAATGGGTACCAAATGTTCATCTACTGGGGTAATAATCCCTACTGCAAACTGAACCAAGTAGAAATAGGTTAACATCATCTGCCGAGTATAGTGAGATTTACTGCTCTCGACTAAAGCCTTCAGTAGGTTTACCTTATTCTCTAATTGGTTTTCACCACTCTCCTCTACATCAATATAGAATAGCTCAGGTTTCAGGTTAGCAATTACAGTAAGAATCTTAACGGCTTTACTCTCTGTAATCTCTTTGGGATAGTACCAAACTGGAGTGAATTTGTTTTTCACAATCGCTTTGATTAAGTCAGGAGAAGAGATAGAATCGATTCTCACTGCAAAGGCTTTATCGCTACCTAATTGAGCTAAGAGTTCTAGATAAGCTTTTTCAGCAATCACGAACTCTAACATCTTCCTGTTCTTCTCATTTACCTTACTAAGACTTTTGGTCTCTTCCTCAGTAAGAGGATAGTACTTAATGGTACCTTGAGACTCAATTCTTAGATGGTTATCTTCTATTGTCTTGGCAATACTCTCTTCCTTAGTAAAGCTGTTTTCCAATAGCTTAATAAGGAAATCTCTGTCTTCTACTAAATTAATCGTATTCATTTTAACGTGTCGACCTGTGTTTACAAGAATTGTGGGTATGGCAACTGGAGTGACAATAAGTGGTACTGAACACCACTTTATCGTCTCTACCAATGTTATCGAATACTTCCATTAAGTCTTCGTATAACTTGTCCATAAACTCCTGACAGTTCTCTTGGGAAATCACCTGTCCTTTTAGTTCCAATTCTTGTAAAGCTTCACGAACAATATTCTCCTTAATGTAAGAGTCGTTCATGATAGCTGGAATCTCAATGGTACCCACTCTGACGTTATTACCACCGATTTGTTGACCGACGTTGATGGTAATCTTACGAATACGGGATAACTTGTTCACTGATTCGTTTAGTGCCTCTACTGCATTACGAATAGAAACGATATTATCGTCAATGAATTCCTGAGCTTTAGGCTCAATGGGAGAAGCAGTAGTATTGATGGAAGCTAATACCACATCAATAGCGGCTTGCATGATACCAAACTGACCACCAGCTACCGGTTCACCCATTTTCTCTTGTAATTCGGTATTTAGAGCATCGAATGAGTTAAGGCCAGCTGGTTTAGGGTCTTTATTGAGGTTGTATTGGAAACCTTTACTGAACTTCAACCAACTATTAATCCGTTTGGCTACATGGGTATTGTAGGTATCCAAGAAGTCTTTAGTCTTCACTAACTGACCCTGGTAGTTCAGGTCCTCTGGATAGTGGTGTAAATCCGTCAGAGCTTCAATTTCAGATTTTCTCTGTTTTAGTGCTTGTAACCATTTGTTGTGGTAAGCATCGTTAGAGGTGGACTCAGGTGGATTACCTAGAGTATCACCCGTGCGAGGTGAAACACCGTATGGCATGGGGTTAGTCCAGATACCCCAACGACCTACTTGGTTGAATATGTTACGTGCATCCCACATGCCATTTAGTGCATTGTGGGCTCTTTCCAGGTAATTGGTAGTCCATTCATCGAAACTGAATACCCCACCATCGATATACTCTTGCAATACTCTACGGTAGTTTTCAGTAGCTGTTTTATAACGACCACCATCACCTCGCATTACCATCACTGGTTTCTTATAGTACTCGTTGTTGATAACGCTTCTGGCTACCTCTTCAGCATTATTGAATCCAACACCTGTTTTTCTTCCACTGATGTAGATATCGATAATAATAGGGAGACGACCATGATTCCCTGCTAATCCTTCTTGGAACCAAGCTTCAGCAAACCCCTTATCGAATTCGCTCCACCCGTTAATAATACTGGTACAAATACCAATACGTCTTTCAATCTCGGCTCTCTGCCAGAGATTACCCATGTCTTCATTGACAATGGTATTGATAAGCGCTTGGATTTTGCCGATATACCAGACTTGTTCATCGTGAGTAGTCGGGTTAAATCTAAAGAAATTAGAACCATTGATGTGGTTGTATTTCTTATCAGCGTTATCACTTACCTTATTGTCTAGTACCACTTCATTGACTAATGCTTTTAGACCAGCATCTTCAAAATCAGTTGGGAACTGAATAGGCATTTCAATCACTCCTTAGGTTTTATTAATCAATTCTCGAATCAGTCTTTTAGGGGTAGTACAACCGGTTTCATCCCAGTGCTGTTTATAGCACCCACCCCCGCAATAATCCAATAAGTCACACTTATAACAACTATCAGGCAGTACAGTTTCCTGGTGTATTTGGAAGATTCTCTTAGGGGAATTGTGCAATTTCTCTATCGAATCATCTACTGTACCAAAGATAGCCGTAGGCGCTTCATTAGGGCAACTGGATACTGTACCATTGGCATTAATGGTGTAGAGATTGGTTTCACACTGCCTAAAATAAGTCCCACTATCCATCTGTTTCTTTTCTATCTTGATGTAGATGTCCTCTAGTACGTCAATCACGATCTCTTTTCTTAGATTGTGCTTCTCTACGTATTCGTGTAATTGATAGAAGTAATCCCTAACCTCTTTATTGGTTGGAACGATAGCAGGGTTCTTCTTAGCACTACCATGTACCGTTAACTTAGATATATCCATGTACTTAATGTTGTTCTTGAAAATGACTTCATTAAAGTACCGATCAATACCGAAATGGATAAATGGTTTAGTCAATACGGTATTGATTTTAATAAACATAGGGTTTTGGGTGATATCCTGGATAGTCTTGATATTGGATTCCCAGAGCTTTAATTGCTCTTCTGTTTGAAATCTTCCTACCATGTCCCAGCTGGTCATGATACCAGATAAACGTTTGGTAATGAATTCCAATCTATCTGGGGTGAGTTTATAGACTAAGTTAGTAGAAGCCGATAGGTCTGTCTCTCTATCTAGGGAATAAACGAAATCAGCGACGCTGTTTAAGTCTTCCATTTTACAGATAAAGGGCTCACCACCATGTAAGGCAACGACAAACATCTCGTCTTTAGGTAGCTCTCTATCGAGCTTAGCTAACCAGTTCTTTACCTTTTCTATATTCCAGAATACCTTTGCTCCTTGAGAACCACTGGTAAAACAGTGAGGACAATCTAAGTTACAGGTCTCTGTGGTCTTGATGTAAATGTTTTTCATGCTAAGGATAGACTCCTTTATAATACATTATAAACACTACTCTCCGTTAGGAGGGCAGCGAATGTTATCTCGTACTACTAGCGTAATACTCAATCTAGATTGCGATAGCAATAAGAGCTACTCTAGTCCTCATTCAGGGGAGTAGAGTAGCGAGTGTTCAGATTTATTTACCTCTTACGATTTCATCGGAGGACAACATCCTACCAGGAGCAAAATAGAGAGTGAGATTATTCAATCCCTGGTAATTGACTTCTGGTTTAGGATTAGGGATGGCTCTTTCCCCATTGATGATTTTAATTAGCTCTTTGTGGATATCATTAAAGAGCTTGGTAACATTGGCTTCGGTAATGTCTTCACCGACTCTATAGAATTCCTTATAGAGATCAGGGAAAGCCCAGTCTAAGGTAAGTAGACGATAGACTTCGAATAAACCTAAGTCTTGTGTTGCACCACCTGGTGGCTGGTAAATAATCCTAACACTAAACTTACGAATACGAGAAAGCATGGTAATAGAGTTATCTAAAGCTTTCATGACATTCTTAATCGAAGGCTCGTTATTGTCAATGTAGTATTGGGATTTCACTTCATCTGGATTAATAGTATTCTTTAGAGCCTCTGGTATAATGGCATTAGAAGCCTGCATGATACCAAAGTCTCCATCTACCGGATTATCGAGATGTAGTTTAATCTTATCCAGAATAGCTTTATAAGCAGGTATCTCCCAAGCTGAGGGTTTCACACTAGGTGCAGCATCATTGAAGAGGATATTGAGCTTATCAGCCACTAAGGTATTGTAAGCATCAGCGAAAGACTGAATGGTTAAGTCTTTACCAACTAGGTCTACCCTATCCTTAGGGGTATAGATTTCTACCTCTCCTTCAGGGATGTAGTTAAATCTACCTAGCTTAGGCCAACGAGTAGGTGAGTAGAGGCGAGCATCCCAAATCATTGCGTTCTTAATTGCGTGTAGCTCTAACTTACGCTTATTCAGTAAGGCTTGCTGGGTAGAGAGTTCTGTTCCTGATAGATTACTACTCAATTCAGTATTCGTGCTATCGATGGCTTTATAGAATGCTTCCCATTCCTTGTAATCTACTGGGTTGAAGTTAAACCACTTCTCCAAATGGAAGTTCTTGAAAGTAGTGGTAATACCAGTACGAAAACTGATGTCGTATTGATAGAAGTCAGCAGGATAAACCTCTGGGTCGTATCGAGTACCTAGAAATCCTCCCCTAATTGCGTTTCTAAGGTCCTGTAGCTCTTGTTGTCTTTGTGGTAATAGCTTACCTAATAGCACCTTATTAGTACCATCAGCTACGCTTCTATTCTGCCGGATATCTGCCATGAATCTCTGGATATCGTCTAGATAACTAATGGCTTCAGCATCGGTGTAAGGCGGGTTCCTATACCAAGGCTGATAACACCAGTTTCCTGCCGGTTTAAAGTCAGTAGCACCTTGACCATTCAATAAAGCAAATAGCTCCTTCTTCTCACGATGATCGGAAACACTATTGAAATAACCAGGGGTATTTAGATTATTAATTCGGCCTACAGGTACATTGGTTTTAACATTAGGGTAAATGTCTTTGTTGTATAGCTTAAGCTTATCGAATGTAGACTGTAGTGCTCTTTTGGGGTAAGGGACTGCAGTATCGCTCATTTGCATTTTCCTTTTATTAGAAATAGATTAGACTACTCGTACTACCAAATAGGTAGTACGAGTAGCTATACTCATTTATCTATTACATTCTACCACGAGTAATGTCACTCTCTGGAATATTCAGTGCTCCAGTAGCAAAGTAGGTTTCTAAACCATTGATGTCTTTATCCGTACCTTGAGGATTAGGGTCATCTAGTTCACCACTGATAATAGAGATTAGTTTAGTATAGAGGTCATTGAAGAGTTTAACAATGTTCTCTTCCGTAATGTCCTCACCTACACGGTAGAACTCTTTATAAACATCTTCTACAGACCAAAACTCTGGTTTTAGAATACGGTAAACCTCGTACTCACCGTAATAGGTACTGGTACCATTACTAGAACGAAAATAGATTTTCTGTTTATGCTTACGAACACGAGAGAGTAAACGGATGTTTTCAGCTAAAGCATACATCACGTTCTTCAAGGAAGCGACGTGATTAGTAGCATAATCCGCTGCTTTAGGCTCATCTGGATTAGTCGCAGAAAGAATCTGTTTTACTGTCACCTCGGGAGCAGCAGTCATGATACCGAAATCACTGTCTAGCGCATAGTCTAGATTCCTAATGATTTTCTCGATATTGGCTTGCTTAGCTGGGTCTTTAGCTACAAGAGTATCCCAGTTAGTCCAGTGGTAATCCCAATCACCTCTATAAGCTTCATTGTAAATCCAATCTCTGGATTGCTTAAAGATTACGTTAATCTTATCACTCACCAATGCCTTATAAGCATCGATTAGAGACTGAGGAGTAAGGTCTTTACCTCTTAGACTAAATGTGGTCTTAGCTTGAGTAGGGTCGTAGATTTGGACTTCTGAAAAAGCATTTCTTCTACAGTAGTGACGAGATATCTCTGGCCACCTCTCTGGTTTATAAAGAGTAGGACGCAGTATAATGATTTCTTTTATCTTCTCTAGCTCTTTCTTTCTATTTTCCAGAATGATAATCTCTCTATCTATATCGCTTTCGCTATAGTCAGCAAAGTTACCATTATCTCTAAAGTCTTTCAGTATACTAATCCATTCATTAGTCTTAGCAATAAAGAAATTGACTTCTTCCATGGTAGAAGGGTTGCGCTTAAACCAGTCTTCTACATGGAAATCACGATAACTGGAAGTAATACCCAGTCGATAGTCGTTATCGTAAACCAAGAAATCAAATGGCAGAATATCGGTTAAGCAATAGTCGTCGTAACGGGCAGAAGCATAATAGAGATAGAAAATGAAGTCGTTTAAAATGGTCTTTCTCTTAGTCAGGTAGTTACCTAGAAACAGCTTTACATCACTTGGTATAGTAGCTTGATTGTTAGCTACATCCTTTTCGTATTTCTCTATTTCAGCTAAATATTCCTTAGATGCCTCACTGGTCTCTGGTATCTCGTAAAACCATTTCTCTTTATGGGTTTTCCTGAATATCTTATCTTCGTTACCAGGTACTTGCAAGAATTCATGTAGAGACCGATACATATCCCTAAATTCAGTTGGATGAGATAAATAGTTTACCGTACTGAAGCTTGACTGCTGTGTCTTTATTAGATTACCTTTAATCTCGTAAGGTAATCCTGGTTTGTAGTTATCTGGATCGTATAGTTTCTTGCTATTTAGGTTGTAGATAAGAGATAATTCGTTCATCCTCTTATTCAGTAGAGAGATACTATCTTTCCACCGTATAGGGTCTTTATTCAATTCTGTCATCAGGCTATGTGCTTTAGACATGTATCCGTCTGGTTGACCATGGATGATATCGTAAATGGTTTTCTTTACTCCATTTACTACTTTCTCTCTAGGGGTATCTTTAAACCACTCCTCTTCGTGGAAGTTGTTGTATATCTCAGGTATCTTAGCCAGCTCTTCTTTGGAACGATAGTGGCCACCGTATACAGGATAAGTAGGTTCCTCCGGAGGCATGGTATCGGTGTATGGACCATACCTAGTAACACTAGTATTGCGTTTCTTGTACATCTCTCTCATTTTGTCCACAGTTTCCTGTGTCGCTATATTGGGTAATGGTGGAAATGAATCAGCCATTATACAAACTCCTTTATATACTCAGTACAGCCTAAAGAGGACTGT